TTTTTCTTTCTCTATCTTTTGCTCTTTTGCTTTACTAACTTTCTCTTCTACTTTACTGTCTTTTTCTTCTGTTTTCTTTGTTTTCATATTATTTTTCTACATAAATTAGAAGGCACAAAAAGATGAATTTTGTCTTCGTCTAATAAAGATTTATATTCATAGACGTAGCCATCTTTTTGCAACTCTCTAATTGTGTCAGATTTAATTATATATGTAGTGTTAATATCTGCATCAATTATTTTTATAGTGGTATTAAACTTGAAAAATATTTTTTCGAAGTCTTCTTTTCTTCCTACGTTCCAACAGCCATCCCATGTTTTTCTGCCATTTTTATCTTTGTCAAACAGTCTCATTTTATATTTGCCAGTACCTATAACGTAGTATACATTTTCATCTTCAAAATACTCTCCAACTTTTGATAGGGTGCCAGATTTGTTTGTTATTTCCCTAATAAAGGTAGATTTCATTTTTTTTTATTATTTATTATCTATTTTTATATTATACCACATGTATGAAAAAAAGTAAATAGCTACACTGCAAAGAACTCTTCAATGTCTTCTTCTATCTCTTCTTCTATCTTAATATCATTAGTTATTTCTTTAACTGTCTCTGTTTTTAATATTGTCTCATTCGAAAGAAGTCTTCTCTTTTTTCTTTTTTCTTGAGGTGATTCATCAATTCCTTCTAATCTTTCGCGATAAATACCAATCTTATTTTCAAATATTACATCAATGTCTATGCCTCCTTCACCCATACGATTTTTCTCAATAGTTAGTTTCAAATCGTCTAAGTCTTCTCTGTTTTTTTTATTATTCCAGATAGAAAGAATTATATCTGCTTCCTGTCTAATAGTAGAACTTTGTTTTGCATCATGCATCATTATTCTTTTTCTGTCTTTTTCTATATTATGAATATGAGAAATTAAAAGAATTGGTATTTTTAAGTCTGTTGCTAACTTTTTTAAAGTAGATACTGTTTGGCTAGTAGAATGAACAACATCTCTATTGTCTCTTACAAACTTTTGAAGATTATCTATTAAAACAAACTCAATGTCATACATTTTAACTGCTACTTTCAAAAGATCTATTAACTTTTCTGGCGTCAAATCTGCTTGTGGGCCAGAATAAAAGTACATCTGAAATTCTGAAAACTTCTCTTTAGTCTTTTCCCACTCTTCTTCACTTTCTCTGATTTCGTTTTCTTCTTTTTCTAATTCTGAACACATCATTCTTAAAATGTAATACATTATTTTTCCTTCAAGAAAAAAGCCTAAACATTTGTGTTCATTTTTCATAAATTCTCTGAGGATATTTAAAGAAAAAGTAGTTTTGCCTACTCCAGTATCACCAATCAAAACTATTAGATCTTCTTCTTTAAACCCTTTGAGATATGAGTTTGCTTTAGGAAACGGAATATTCAAGCCTGATAATGACCCTTCTTTTTCAAACCAGCGGTCTATGTTAGAGACATAGTCTTTTATACTAGAAATATTTTTTACATTGAAACTTTTAGCTTCTTTTATAAGATTATAAAAATCTTTTTTGCTGTGTTTTTCTAAGAGATATTCATTTATATCTTTAGTAGGAAGCATTATATTTTTACACTTTGATAATCCTAACTTTTCTGCTATTTTAATTGCACCATTTTGACCTGGAATATCTGAGTTTAAACAAATGTATATTTCTTTATATCTTAAAGTAAAAGGAATCCACTCTGGCGGAAAAGAAGATGCACCAACTGTTAGGCCAATTACATTTTTGACACCAAGAATAGTTGCAGCTATACAATCTGTTTCACCTTCTACTATCATTAATGTTTTTTTGCTAGAATCTAAAGAGTCTAAATTAAAAGGTATAGATGGCTGCCCAAACACTCGTTTAAATGATTTTTTTCTAAAATTTCTTGATTTAATATTCCAAAGTTTTCCATCTTTAATATGTGGTATTAAAATCCAATCATTATCTTCTAAGCCAATTCTAAACTTTTTTATTGTTTCTATGCTAAATCCTCTAGTTTTTGTAAGATATTCTAAAGCTTCTTTATTTTTTTCTAAATTTTTTTCTTTTTCTTCAAGTATTTTGATATCAAGAGGTTTTTTATTTTTAAACAAAGAACTAAAACTTGTAATATCTGAAATACCGCCTAACTTGGCTTCTAGCATATAAATGTTTCCGCTCTCACCACACACTTTACAATCCCATAATCCATTCTTTTCGTTATTTTCATAATTCATATAAAACTTCCAATTGTCATTACCACAAAAAGGACAGTTTTTTATAGAATACTGAGTGTTTGTTGCTTTTTGATATTCCCAGCTCATTTTGTTAATAACATCAAGCGCTTTGTTAGATTGCATGTTTAACATAAAAAGTGTAAGTTATTCCTCGAGAGATTAGTGCTATGCCTTGACTGGTGAATTATTTGCCTCTAGACAGTAAAATATACCACTATGCTGATTTAAGTCTCTTCTGGCGGCATTCAGGAGTAGTTTCTAATCTAATATCTTTTCCATCAAATCTCACTATCTCATAATATCCTAAAATTCTGCTTGCAATTCTGTCGTCAAATTTATCTGAAATCTCTTTTTCTGAGAGATTGCTAGTAAAGCCTGTCTTTCTATGCCAATCTGCTCTTTTTGAGATAATTCTGCGTATAATACTATTAGTGAAAGCAGTTTCACCTTTTGTGCCAAAATCATCAATAATTAAATATCCTGGATATTTTTCTACTTCTTCAAGAGAAAACATTGATTTTTTACCAAACTTAGAATCTTGTATGCTATCTATTAAAGTATCAAAATCTACAAGATAACAACTTTCTTCAATAAAATTAAGATATTTGTAAATTCCCCAAGCTGCAAAAGTTTTACCAGTTCCTGCTGGACCAGTTATAAAAAATCCTTTTTTGTCTGTCTTCCCGCATATTATATCTTTAAGATTTACTGGAAGATCAGAAAACTTTGATTTTCTATACTCTACTGGAATTGTTTCTATTACTCTAGATTTATATGCTTCTTCACTTACTTCTTGATTAAGAATTTCATTACCAAGAATATCAGTGCAGTTATTTATGCTAGGCAAGAAAGATAAATTAGACATGTTTATTTTTTTCTATTAGTTTGCCATTGCTATCTCTAGTATATGTGATAACTTTTATATTATCATATTTGCCTTCTGGAGCAATAACTTTGTTAAAATTACTTTTTTTTGTACTTGCTATAATTGCTTCTGCATGATAGTAAAGATACATAAAGCTTGTTGCTTTATCAGAATGCCAATCACTACTTTTTGCTCTTTCTATGAGACGTTTTACTAATTCTACATTATTTTTAGCTGGATATGATTTTTTAAACTTATTGAGTAAATGATTGCAAAATTGTCTATTCTTGTTAATAGTACCGTCTGGTAAGTGTCCAAACACTTTCTGGAAGTGAAAATGACAATCATTAATATCTGAACGACCAAAACTGTCTTCTTTCTTTTCTTCTTTGCCAGGAGACTGTTCTTCAATAAAAAGAAGCAATTGCTCATCGTTTGCGTTTGCTAAAACGCTATCTCTATCTTTAGATAGAGATATCTTGTTTATATCTGTATTGTTTATATCTGGTATGGACCGTATATTTTGATCATCCGAACCGTATATTTTGATCATCCGGTCTTCACTTTTTGAACAGCCGGCTTTTTCTATACTAATTACCTTAGAATTTGTGCATTCATATTCTTCTTTTATAGAGTACCACTTCGTATTATCAAGATTGCTTTTATTAAATGTTCCAGATATAATTATACCATCTTTTTCTAACTCATTTAGCCATCTTCTAATGCTAGATGCTTTCAAGTATGGGAATAATTTTTCAAATGCAATGCTAGAGTTATATGTCCAGTAATAATACTTACCGTCTATATATTTTTCTACATTTGTCTCATTTGCTTTGTTTTTGTCTAGCCAAAAACGCATATTATACAACAGAATTGCTTTTTCAATACTGTATTGCTTTGCTTCTATTGGGCAGAATGAGTGTGGTTTTATTCTTGTATCTTTCATAATAGTATGCAATAAAAAAGAGTTCTTTTCTTAATTTTGATGCTGTGCTACTAGACAGCTACTTACACTTAGCGCAATTAAGCATAAATAACATTTAGCCAGCATCAAAGTTAAAAATTGAACCCTAATGTTATTGCGCAGTTATCATTGTCAAAAAGTCTAGTTATGACAATATATTTATTTTAAAATATCATTCAAAAATAAAACCAGCCAATCATGCAACGGCACATCTAAGAGCCGTAAAGAGAGAATGCTCTCTAAGATATTGGCTGGTTTTATATTTAAACGATATTAAGTTGAGAGTAGATGTTTTTTGCATATCTCTTTCGCAGAAAAGAGTTTTTCTTATTCTGCTAATTCGTTATTTTCGAATTTATTCACAAATTCTTTGATTTTATCTGAAGATAAGAAATAACGCTTACCGCTTCTTTTTCCTTTAATTATCGGTTGAAATATATCCTTATAATCATTTGACACATACTTTAGGAGAGTTTTATATGTTTTAATCCAATATATGTCGTTGTTTTTCCAGACTTTATGAATAGAAACTAACTGTTTGCTTTCGTTTTCTGTAGCTATCATATTTTTTTTGTTATTTTTTATTCTTTTCGACTTTTGTATTTAGACGGCATTTTTTTATCTAAAAGTTCTAATCTTTTTCTAGCTGAGTTTTGCATAGATATCTTTCTTTTTTCTAAGTATTCTTTGTATTTCTTGCTGTTTTTATCAGATCTCCATCCTTTTTGCCAATTATGATATCTTCTACATTTCCAAGAAGGATCATACTCTAGCCAGTCTCTGCCACAGATTTGACACTTTTCTTTTGCTGTCATGTTCATATTATACCATATTATAACTTATTTGTACATAGTTTGATATATGTGCTAGTTTAATATATTGTTTATGTCTTTTTTTGATATTTTTACTTTTCTTACTCTTTCTTTATCGCCAAGAATATCTTCAGATAGTTTTTGTTTTTTCATGAGAACTTTGTAAACATATTCATCAATAGAGTTTAATGTTATAAGATTAAAGACTATGACACTATTTTTTTGGCCTATCCTATGTGCTCGACCTTCTCGTTGTTCCATTTTTGAAATGCTCCAAGGTAAGTCATAATGTATTATATAACTTGCTTTTTGCATGTTTAGCCCGTATGAGCCAGCTTCAGTCATTATCATTATTTTATTTTTTTCATTGCTTTGGAAATCATTTACATTTTGCTGTCTTTCTTCATTGTTTATTTTGCCAGATATTAAAAGAGGATTATATTGAGAAAGCTCTTTTTTTAGAATGTCAGCCATTTGTGAAAACTGAGTAAATATTATTGTTTTAGATTCATTGTGCAGAATATCTTTTAGCAACTCTTTTAAACTTTCTAATTTTGAAGATATTTTATGATTGCTTACTAACTCTAGACTATCAGTTGCTTGTTTTAATCTGACCATCTTTACAACTATATTAGATAAGTATTTATCATCTAGCACTTTTTCAATTTGATATTTTTCTAGATCTTTTTGAATTTCTTCTTTTATTGCTTCATATACTTCTTTTTCAGTTTGAGACATTTCTATATATATGTTTTCATATACTTTTTCTGGCAATTCATTTAATACTTCTACTTTTTTTCTTCTAATCATATTACTTTGCACTATGCTTTTTAATTCATTTAGATTTTTATAACTAATTATTTTTCTCCATCTGTCTTTTACGCAATATCTTTCTGTAAATTGCCAAAAACTACCAAGTAAGCCTGGTTTGCAAAAATCTATAATATTCCAAAGATCTTCAATTGCATTATTTAGAGGGGTGCCAGTTAAAGCAATTTTATAATCTGCTTTTATTTTTTTTATTTCTTTTGATTGCTTAGCTTTTGGGTTTGCTATTCTTGTTGCCTCATCAGCAATAATAAAATCCCATTTAATTTTTTTTATCTCTTTTATGTCTCTGATAAGAAGTTCATAATTTATAATTATGTAATTAGAATCTTCTTCTGTCCATTTTTTTTCTCTTTCTTTTTTATTTCCTGAAATTACTGTTATTTTTTTATTTGGAAACCATTTTTTTATTTCTTCTG